GTCCAAGCGTAGGTTGAGCCGCTACTGCACCAGCACTTAACACTGTAGTAGTTCCAGATGTAACTGCTTTGATAGTTACTAAATTAGTAGCTTGGTTTAATACTGTAATAACTGTGCCTACTGGAAAATTATAAGTAGCATCGGTTGGGATTAAGAAGTTAGCAGCTGATGATTTATTCATTGGAATTAGTTGCTGGTATTCATCACCACTACCTACTGTGTAATCTGCTGTTTTAGCAGTTTGTACTTCAAAGGCTGGCAGCCCATTCCACATAGCGGATGTGACTACTTGTCCTGTGGTACCTGGAAAAGTTGACATTAGATCTCCTTAATAACTTAGTACGTCTTCATCTAGGGCGCTGTACCCTAGTATAAACCCATCTATGACAGGCTCTAGCGTTGTAAACACTGTCCTAAAGGAATTAGGTGTAATTGTGTTTGCCACGCCAAATATCTGTAATGTTTTTTCTAGTTTAGATCCCCCTGGCTGGGTGGTAATAACTGTGATTGGATCAAAAAAATCTAGGTTTAAAGCGGCCAATATGCCTGAATTGTAGTTACTGGTGTATAGATCAAGCTCAATAGCATCGCATCGAATAGTAGTCTCAGCTCGACTGGCCACATAGGCCCTGGCATAATCTAGGGCTACGGCATCAGTTTGCATTAGCAGGCCCTGTAGGTTGTAGCTGTGAATGAAGTATTTGTCTATAGATGGTTGGTTGATGGCAGTTTGTGGGGTTGAGCCTAACCTGCTAATTTGTGCAGAATTGAATATGAGGGTGTCGTCTAGTTTCCAGACTGCGTTAGCGTAGGTAATACCTGTGCCATCATCTGCAAACAAGGTAGGTGTTTGAGTTATTGATGTGGTAGCGGTTTGTCGATCTTTAAATACAAACTCTCCATTAAAATCAACATAGATAGCCCCATACTCTGACTGGGCCACAGTTTGCATGGCACCTAATGAAGTGCGTGCTGTGCCAGGATCTGCCTGTAATGTAGTTTGACCTGGATCGATAAGCCGCATTGATGCTGGCCAATCAATCTCATCTAATATCTGTTCAATACGTGTGCCTGATAGATCACCAGCGGTAGCGCCAGTAACTGTAGATATTTGTGCATTGTAGGCAAGGCGCATCGCATCTACAGCTTGTATGGTTGTGTAGGCAACCTCTGTGGCATCTTTAGGTTGTGTATTTAGGTAGGATGTAATAAAGCCTGAAAATATAGGGTAGGTAGTGCCACTGTAATTAGCTGTGATTTGCACCTTTTTCATAGGTGTCAATAATCCAAAATACGGCCCAGTCGAATTGGTTGGGTTGAAATCTCCATTTTGATCTACTATGCGTAAAGTTAATTGTCCAGTTTGGAATTGATCTGCTAAAGGGTTACGGCCTGTAGAAGTCTGGACTAAATTGACCCTATCTGATACATCGACAATCACAGAAACACCATCTGCCAATACGTTTGTCCCTAGTATGCCAATATCTAATTGCATAGCCTGAGCAGTGCTAGGGCCAGTGCTAAAGTTAATAATTGCATTTATTGTAGGGACAGCCATTATTGAATAGCCCCTGCTGTTGTAGTTGTGTAACCTGTTTTCTGTGAGACCTGTATGCTCTCTGCAATTAACTGAGCAAACCTATCTCCTGTAAATGAAGTGTCAAAAGATAAGCTAAATTGATTACCACCACCGCTAATAGCACTAACTGCTTGGCGCTCTGATGCCATGCTGGCTATAAATGCTGGGTTGCTTAGATTTAGTGCTGTGTTGGCTTCCATAGCTTTTTCTACTCTTAATTGATCTACTAAAGGTAATTGCTTAACCAAGGTAGGATCTGGAACAAATCCACCTGACACAATTTTGGCTAAAATAGCATCAAAGGCTTTGTCCACGGCAGTTTGTAATTTACCCATTTGCGCTGCTAGTGCCTGAGTTGCGCCACCAAATGCACTGGCCAACTCTGTAGCCTTCTTTGCAGCTTCTAATTCAGCGGCAATCTTCTTGGCTAAAGCCTCATTGTTATCTAGGATTGCTAACTTAGCCTCGATGCGTAACTTAGTCTCAGCATCGGTAGCCTCACCTAGTGCCTTCATTAAGCCTATGCGCTCTAGGTCAAACTTTTCGGCTAGCTTGTCTACCTCTGTCTTTTTCTTTAATTGTTCGTTTTCTAGTTTACGTAAATTAGTAACATTTTTTAATGCTTTAGTCTCTTGACGTAATTGGGCTAAATATGCCCGAGCGGATGAGCGCTCTTGGCCGCCTCTATCTAGCGTACCTCTTTTTGATGCGGTTATCTCTGCAAATCCTGAAAGATAAGCACCTAAAACTGGGATATTTTTCTTGTCAAATAAAACGCCACCGACTTTAGTGTTACCTAATTTTTTTAACTCATTTATTACTAATGCAATACCCACTACGCTATCTGCTACGCTTTGAGCAAAATCATCCATTTGTTTTGTAGCGCTACTAATGCTGGTGTCTCTAGCCAATAGTGACAGCGCATCTAGTAAACCTTTGCCGATAGTCTCTCTAGCATCCTCGGCTGCAACTGTGAGCAGACCCATCTTGCCTGCATAAGTATCTAATCTGGCTGTTGCTTGGCCTGCAAACTTTTTGTTTAGCTCGGCCATGATCTTGTTCATGTCGCCAGTCTTTAGCGTGGCTTTGCTTATGCCTGCACCTAACCTACTAAGGCCAGTAGTGTTACCACTAAAGCCACGTGTTAGGGCTGCGCTAACTTCGGTAAGTGATTTACCTGTGGCTGCGCTTATGTTTAGTGCTGTTTGTAAAGCATCTTGGCTCTTAGTAATAGATCCTGTAACTGTAAGTAATTGCTGAAATGCTGGGCGTAACTCATCATCTAATACGCCTGACAATTTTTGTAAGTTGCCTATGTAATTTTCAACACCTGGTGCGCTAAATTGAAATCCTGTATTTCTCAGCTGTACCTCTAAGGATTTAGCAGCCTTCTCATCGGCCATAAATGCAGCAACAGCCTTCTTACTAAATGCTAGTAATTTTTGTGCTGCAAACACGCTAGCAAAGGTTTTGCCTAGCTTCTGTACCTGTTGGTCAAATACCGATATTTCTTTTTTGCCTTTTTTTAATCCTTTATTATCAAAAGTGCTGACTGCACTTACAATTAAATTAGCCACTATGCTGCCTTACGTAGTTGTGTTTTTTTGTTAAAGTCTGTTGCAACTGTATTTATTGCAGAAACTACAGCAGGAATAACTTTGTTAGATTTTTCAAACCACGCTCTGTAAATAAGTCGGCCTCGTTGTTTGCCTTCACCCTTCATCTGGCTAATTGATTCAGCAGATTCTATAAATTGTATTCCAGCATTGGGGTTAAGACTTTCAGAATCAGATGAGCCTCGGCGGTTTTTACGTCCAGTAGTCTCAAAAATTGCGCCAGGTGCTGATATGTTTGCTACGTAAAATGCTGCTGCAAAGCCACTGCGATTGCGCCTATTTGTGCCAGCGTTGTATTTAATTAGAGATCTTGCTAAAGAATAATCGTATGCTGGAAATGCTCTAAATTTAATTGTTTCAGCTGAGGCAGTGCCCTTACCCCAGCCGCTTAATACCTCATCTTGGCGTGGTAAATAACCACGTGCTGTATCTCGAACAGTAAGCATCGCTGTTTTAATATCTTTAGCCATTTGCTTATTAAGTTCTGGCTCTACTTCTCTCATAGCCTTTTGGAGTTGCTTAACGCCGTTTACCACGACTGGCATTTCGGATCTCCTTAGCTCTATCGGTTAGCACCTGTATCATCGCTGCATACATTTCGCTATCCATATCAATAAACTCTCTAGGCGGTATCCCAGTCTCTACGCTCAGTTGAGCAATACTGTAAAGTATTGAAGACCGCTCAGTTATTTTTTTTCTTCGTCTAACACCTCGACAGTATCTAAACTGTCTATAAACTCAACTCCAAATATAGGGATCTGAGCGCCAGCCCTGCGTAAACATTCATAGGCTAACCAAAAGATTTCGGTCTGCCTTTCGTGTTCACGCAAGACTTTGCTAATACCTGATCCGTACTTTAACTCGAAAGCGTACTCGACACCTGGTGTTATCTTATGCTCTGATACTTCACCATTAGCCCTTGTTATCTTTAGCTTTGCCATTATTACTCCTTAGTTAAAACGCCACCGATGGTGACACTGTTATTGCGGAGTTTACTGTAAAGGACACACTTGATGTTGCAACTTCAGCCACGCCGCCTTGACCGATTGGGGTCAGGTTATTTACCAAGATTGAGAATTGGTAGGTTGGGTTTGTAGCTGATACGGCAGTGCCTTTAACAGTAATTACTGATACTGCTAGGGTCTTGCCAAAGGCTGCGCTTAGTGTCTCGTTTACCTGAGATGCTGCCCAGTCATTGATAAAGTCGATTGAGAAGGTTCCAGACTGTAGACCTGCCACAAACTTGTGTGCTGTATCGCCCATAGCGGTTACTTCTAGTTCGTCTACAATTTGATTGATAACAGCGTTGGTGACGTATGAGCTGATATCGATAGATGGTGTAGTAGGCGCAGCATTGGTAGCCAACTTAACACCTACGTTATTGTTTAAATAAATTGCCATACTTATTCCTCATCTTTCTTAGTTTGTGCAGTTGGTTTTGGTGCGTCTTTAATTTGGCCTGTCTTTTTCAAGAAGGCTAAGTCTTCTTCGTGTGTGCTCATTTTTAACTCCAGCTCGTTAGTATTGATACTGTTATTTCCGATGTTAATAAATCTCCACTAGCTGCGTTAGTTATAGCTGGAGCGGAGACACTTGATATGTTGTAAACCAGGGTAGATGCCGCTAGTTTAGTTGCTACTGCCACAATAAAATTCTCTATGCCTAATAGGTTGCCTTGATTGTCAAAGGCAGGGGTAGTTATTAAAATTTTAAAATTAGCCAGGGGTGCGATGCTTGTTTGGCTGTTATTGCTTGGCACAATATAAGGATCGCTAGGAGTCACAACTACGCTATTAGCTAACAAAGTTGCAGGTGGAAATGCAAAGGTAGACCATACGCCAGTGTTTGTGAGGGCGGTTGCTAGTGTGCCACGTAGGGTGGAGATCGCTGCCATTAGCCCACCAGTGATGCTGGACTTGAATACGGCTGGATGAGACCACGCACTCGGTTAATCAGCTGATAACCCATCCGATAGGGGCTGGCACTGATCCCATCCATACCGACCCCGCCTGTTTGGCTTACTTGTCTTGCTTGCCAGATGTCCACTGCAATTATCATCGCAGCTTCTCGTATTGCAGGGGTGCTCGCATAAGATTGGGTTTTGTGTTCTGGGCCTCTTGCGTTGCCATAAGGTACTACTTTATGAAAATTTTGATTGGCTGCTGTTTTTGCATATTGCACAAATGAATATCCGTTAGGGTAATTGGCTTGGCCATATTGATACATAAATACTGGAATTAAATTAGTAGTGCCTGTGCTTGGCGGTATTGTGCCAGTGATTGTGTAAGTGCCATTAAATGTGGAACCACAGGCAGTAACAGTTATTGATTGTCCTGTTACAAATGCGTTGGGATTAGCGAGCATAAGTGTCGCCACGTTATCTTGTAATGCTGTGCCTACTACTGGTGCATCATTGTGCCATAAGTATTGGCCAAGAAGGTCTTCTGCCGATTGGCAGCATTCTTCCACTGTCGCATCAGAATAAAGAGCACCAATACCAAGATTTGCCCTTAACTCGGCTGTCGTAACAAACGTTGCTGGCATCTCTACTCCTTTGCTAAAAGCTCCCTAGGGCTAGGGCTACTAAACCCTAGGGATTATTGATTTGTTGATGGGTCTTATCAGGTCTTCTTGTACTTGATAATTCCGTTAGGCATCTTGGCGATTGTTGCCATATATCCGTAGATTGCTACCTGTACTTGTAGGTTTGATACTACGTTGACAGACATGTAAGCCTGTGGTGAGCGATATACAGTAAATGCTTCTGGTGCAAGGATTACAGCAGAATCATCATCAAATGTAGTTGCTGAGAAGTTCTTGTCTACGTATAGATCAAGTCCTAGTACGTTACCACGAATCGATGTTGGATTAACTTGTCCGCCTGCGTTCATTGGTTGTAGCGCATTAAATACTGGGCGCTTTGTTGTGTCTTGCGCACCAATTAACGCACCCCATTGTGCTGGGTTAGCGATGTAATTCTGTGCAAAGTAACCTGTATTTGAATAAATAGTACGTGCGCCTTCTGTTGTAAATGCGACAATACCATCTAGATCAGCAGTTGTATTTGTACCATTCATGCCAGCTGCAAGTAACGCTGTTAATACAGTTGTATCGATTGTCTTTAAATAAGCTAGAGAGAGTTGATTTGTCAATTCCTCATAAAATCCAGGATACCCGCTGCGCTCTAGGAGCTCCACAGATAGCGTATTCATTCCAGAATACTTGGATACAGTTCCTGAAAGATACTGGCTGACCATATCTGTATTTGACACTGCGCCGCCTTCGGCTTCTACAGTTACAGTTGGTGCTACACCAGTTCCACCGCCACTTGAAGTAACAAGTGAAGGGATATTTATGGTAAGGCCTGTTGGGGGCAAAGTTCCCTGGCTGCAAGCATCAATAGCAGGTGTACCAAAGCGTGTATTAGTTACAAACTCTGTTAGATATTGTGTTGGATTAAATCCTAATCCATTGTTAGCAAAATCATCGGCAGCTGCAATAAATAGCTTTGAGTCATCGTTGCCTAATGCTGCTTTAATTTTGTGCTCTGTGTATCCACCCATTGATTGAATAGGTGTGCGCACTTTTGTAGAAATATATGGTGCTGTAATTGTAGGGCGAGCAGCTTCTACTGTAGGAGTAGCAGCCTCGACCTCTGTGCTTTGTGGCTCTGGTGCTTTGTCTTCCACAATAGCCTCGCTTTCTTTGGTTTCGATTGGTGTCTCTGCTTCGCTTTCGCTAGCAGCAACTTTAGTTACTTGCGCAGCTGTAAAGGCTGGCGATTCAACTAGGCTAACCTCACGTAGGGTTGCGCTAGTTACATATAAATAATCTTTTTTCTGTACAGACTTATTTACGTCTACTCCAACAGACAAGCCATCGATCAACTGCTCGCCTGCAAGGATTAGGGCATCTTGACCTTGCATCGATGCACTGATTTTAAACGATGCGTAAATGCCATCCTCTGCTTGATTAAATTTTTGCATCCTGCCAATAGGGCGCTCTGGGCTGTGCTGCATAAGCATCTTGACCTTGCCTGGGTCACCTATCTCGATTGATCCTTTAGCAAAAACTACTTTGCCTACTGAGGTATTGCCCACTTCTTCAAATGGCACAATTTTGCCAGCGATTACTCTGCGCTCTGTATCCGCAGCTTCTACTTGGCTACTGAATGTAAGTATCATCTTCTACTTCTCTCCCGTTAGGTGTTAGGCTTTCCATTTGTTTTGCATCCTCTATGTCAATTAAACCTAGAGATAACATTTTTTCTATTGCTTCTAGTCGCTTCATTGTGTCCGCACGTAAAAATGATTCTTCAATACCAAACTTAACTACGTGGCCACGTGGGGTAATGTCATCCATAGATAGGCGGTCTTCAATAGCACAAATAAACGGCTGCAGTGAGTAAGCGACAAACTCTTTGCGACCATCAATAATGTTTTGATATGTCATGCTGTTATTCATATCTGCGCTTATGTAATATGCAGGCACGTTCATTGCTCTGGCGATCTGTGTTGCTAGATATTGTTGCGCTTCGTTATACATCATATCTTTAGGAGAAAACCCTGTGGTTTCATAAGATAATGTGCTAGTCAAATATGCTGTAGATCTGTTTTGGCGACTTTGTTTCCATTGTGCTAATAATCCTGATACTTGGGCTTCTGGTAAATCTGCGCCAGTGTTTTTAATATAGCCAGATGGCATAGGGGTTTGAGCAGATACAGCTGCGGCTTTTTCAATATCTAGTGCTGATTGAATTGTGCGTGATGCAGTGTTTAATACACCTTGCGTTAATCCTTGAAATGTGACAAGTGACCCAATACCTGTCATTGGAGCTCTTACGCCATCTATAAAGTATTCTTCTATTTCTGTACCAAATTTATTTGTAGTAAATGTAACTCGATTATTAGCGACCCATTCAAATCGTGATGGTCTTAAATCATCTGCATATAATTCTGTAACTCGCCAATAAGCAACGCCATAAAATAAAAGACTATCGACAGTCCATGAAATCGTGACGGATCTTGGTTGCCGATAGTCTGGTTGATCTATCCAAAGAGGGTTCCCCAACTCCTCACCATTAGACTTTTTGTAAAGTTTTAATGGCAAGTATGAAACTACACCAGCTATTAAATTTCTGCAACGGCTAACTGCTGGTACTTGCATTGCAAAGTTACGATCTAACCCACCAGGGAAATTACCGACACCAGTTGTAAATGAACCATAGCCATAAGCTGTGTCCATAATGGCAGGGGCGTATTGCGCTTGTAGATTTTCAGTTTTTTTGGTTATACCCAAAGCAGACAATAGACCCATATGTATACTTTATACCATAAATCGGACTAATGGTGCAAGTTAGACAAAGATTTGTGCGGTTTGTTGAGGTTTAGTTAATTGACTTACAACCATGGCAAGTGATATGGCAGCTGTAACATCGCCAGCCGATTTTCTACGTATTATGCGCCAGCCTGCATCATTAGTTTTAGCGGCACAGTTATTTAAATGCTGTACTAGCTCTGCCTGACCTGAATGGACTACTCGATTATTGGCTAGGCCATCGGCAAGGTCTGAACATGCCTGGTAAAACGCTTGCCCTGATATATCGACCATGCGCCAGCCACTTTGTTCAAGCCTTGTAGCTATAGTTTGTGTGGCGTACTTGTCATAGCAGATGGTGTGTGGATGGTACTTACGTGCCCATTCGTTTATATCACTAGCCATTTTAATTTCATCTATTGCAATATCGCTATGCCACAGCTGCGCTAATCCTACTGCTATCTTTCCATCTTTGACTTGGCCCATAACGAGCGCCCCAGATCGCCTTGTCGGTGCAATATCAAATGCCATAATTGTTTGAGGCCCGACAGGTATCTCTAAGCTGCTATCGCTGCACGCCTCAATAGATCCATATACCCAAGGGCTCACAGTGCTATCTATCCACTGACATAACATTTCAGTACGTGTTGCCTCTATGCTGTTTGTGTTTACAGCTTCTTCTAGGGTTTGCTCTGTTACTAAATATCCGAGGGCGGGGTTTGCCATAGCCCAGGCTTTGCGATCATGTATTTTACAATGCTGTGGCGCTGACCATTCGTAATAACCTAAAGTAACTGGCGGATAAGACAAAGATCGTTCACGCAAATCATTTAGCACTGTACTAAAACCATCACCAGCGTTACTGGTCATTAAAGTCATAGAATTAGGCCTTGCACGTGTTACTGGTAATGCAGCTGTAAAGGCTTCTTCTGACCATTCACGTAATTCATCAAGATATAAGAAGTCCGCTGTTTTACCACGTGGTGCATCTCTAGTAGCTGCTGCAATTTCATACCTAGCGCCATTAAGTAGAGTTATAGATTCTTGACCATTAGCCAGGCGTATCTGTCTTACTTGATCTTTCAAAAATTGATTGTCTTCTATAGTAAATGCAACGTTTCTAAATGTATCTAGTGCCATATTGCGATTTGAGGACATGCCCAATACATTCTTAGAGCCCCATAAGAATAAATGTGACAATATGAGCATCCTAGCTAGGTGAGTCTTCCCTGATTGTCGACTGACAAGAATGAGTCCAGTCTTTTTCACCCACATATCTGCATCATCTACAGATAACAAATCTTCTAGCACCCAACGTTGCCAGGGAATTAACGGCATCCCAATTTTCTCAGCTAGATCTGCTACTTCTTGCGCTTTGCTATTACCTTTAAGTAACGGCGTGTGAATTCTTGGCTCAGTGCTGCCAATTAGCCCGACCCCTCGTGAGGTCTGTTTTATTTCCGTATCATTTTGCATCGAAATCAAGCGTATCAGGTTTATTAAATGGTGAGTCTGGCACTGTTCGGATCGTCTCAGGGAGAGAACGTTTCAGA